TCAATCTGGTGGTACTAACGAAGCACTTTGGATGCGTTCAAGATCTGATAAGATTGGACCAGAGCAGTGGAGATTTAGAGCATACGGCAGAAACTATGATAGTTCTACAGAACAATTAAGAGATATTTTCTATCTTGATAGTTACAGAGCTGCCATCAATCTTACTAGTGGTTTTGATGGTTATGCAAAACTTGATGTAAATGGTCCTACCAGATTCCGCAGCAATGTTGGTATCATGTACTGGGGTCCTGCAACTTCCCACATGATTCGTGGTTATTGGCAGTTGGACTACAGAAACTCTGGTTGGTCCCTGATGTATCTGTTAGGTTACTATAATAACCGCCAGATGCACTCTTGGCGTACTCAGTATGTAACTAGAAACCTTGCATACTACAGAAACTGGAGTAGATACTTTGAGGCAACCTCAGGTTCTACTCAAGGTGGTAGACCAATTTACTATACAAACATTGCTTCTGTTACAACAGGTGAGGGTGTAAACACTAGTGACTCTAAGATTGTTTCTCAAGATGTATTAAAGCAGTATGGTCCTATTGGGGCAAACTATGACGATGATGGATATAGAATTATTTCTATTAGCATTCCAAATTACAATAGAACTGCAACGGAAGTTCTTGATGAAAATGGTGTTGGAACTGGAGTATTTACTTTTAATAATGTAGGCGTTAACTGTACCTTTACTATTGAGGAAACTACTGCAAACTCCATGAGTGGAAATGCAGAAGGTCACAAATTCATGTATAACCAGGGTCTCACTATGGTGAACACTGGTCTTGGTACAGCAGCAGGCGGAACCAATGGTGGAGAGGGTGACACTAATTGGTCTCAATCTGGTACATTCAATAGAAACTTAAACTGCTATAGACCAAATAGCAGTGATACCAATCCCTACCCAAATACGATTTTGATGCGAATCAATAATCCTGGTTGGGAACAACTTGCCGCAACTCAAACTCCAACTTCTGCAGGAACTTATAACTTTGCAACAGAAGCAGGAGGAACACCAGATACAACTTACGTTCACAATTGCCCAACAAATGCAAGAGTAAAGGGTCGTTGGAATCGACTTGGACTGTTTAACACTGGCACTGGTGCAAACACCGCTCTTGATGTTGGTTGGAACGATAGATTTACTGCATACTATTTGCCACCACAAGGAACTGCACTGCCTTATTCGACAACCGTTCCTGCTAATGGTGCAGGTTCAGGTGAGCGTGGTAAAGCACTCTATGTAGATACTACAAGATCTTCTTCTTATAATATTACTAACGTTGGTCAAATTGGTGTTTATTCTGACTTCTCAATGAGTTGGCAGAATCGCCCTGGTGAACTTTATGTTGCAAACGGATATCAACAAGATGCATTCTTAGATAGTATCTACGCTTCACTCAACTACGCATATTGCAGACAAGGTTATCTTGATAAGAGAAACTATGCAAATGCTTATGTTGGATATGGAGAAGGTAACAGAGGTCTTGCATTTAATATTGCTGGTGGTAGATGGGTAAGTGCCCGTGGTGTTCAGGCATACTGCAGAAACTACCGTAATGGTAGAATGGATTATGCATATAACTTCTCCAGTGATTTCTACAATGGATTGAATGCTAATAGTTCTGGTCCAGGATATGTTGCAGATGCTAGAGGTATCTACAACTATTTGGACACCAGATATGGTTCTAGAACAAACTCTAAGTTTGGTATTTACACTTATAATAGAATTGGTGTTAATGCTGAAGAAAGAGTAAATGGAACTACAGTAAACAACTCTTATGGTGCTTACCTCTATACCAGAATGGATGGTGGTAACTGCTATAATATGAGAGGTCTCTATGTTAACTTTGACATTAGAGGACTTACTTTCTCAGTAGGATCCTTAGACAGTGCTGGTAATAATCCAACTAACTTGTCTTATCGTTATGGCATTTACTGTAGAAATGAAGATCAGAACTACTTCTCTGGTCGTGTTGGTATCGGTACAAACCCAGCATCTGGTATTAACTTGGATGTCACGGGTGAGATGCGTTGCCCAACAATTACCACTAACACTATTAGATTCCGCCAGACAGGTTATGGTACAAACTCTGACCCATACGGTTTCAGATTTGTAACTCCATCTTATAACGTATCAAGATTAGAACTTCATCTGAATGATGATAGTAATGAAGAATTTGCTATCTATGGTTACTCCTGTTCTGGATACAGTTGTGGTGAGTGGTCAGGTAATCTTTATCACTACTTCAGATCAAATGGTGATGCATTCCACTCTGGAACTCTAACCAAAGGATCTGGTACATTCCGTATTCCACACCCACTGCCTGAACTAACAGAAACCAAAGATCTGGTTCACTCATTCGTTGAGGGTCCACGTCCTGATCTGATTTATAGAGATAAGGTTGCACTTGTTAATGGAACTGCTACTGTCAATATTGACGTTGCAGTTGGAATGACTCCAGGTACATGGGAACTTCTTTGTAGAGATCCTCAAGTATTTGTTGTCAATAACCAAGGATGGACACCAGTTCGTGCTACAGTCACTGCAGCAGGTATTGTTACTATCGAAGCACAAGATCCTGCATGTACTGACACCATCGATTGGATGGTTGTTGCAGAGCGTCAGGATGCTAAGATTAGAGAAGCAAACTGGACTGATGATGAAGGTAGAACAATTCTTGAACCAGATAGACATCGCCGTCCTGGAGATGATTATCCAACATATGAAGCGTTCCTTGCTGAAGAACCTGAGAACAAGTCCAGCATGTTTGATGGTCAAGCAGCACCATCAGAGGAGATTGATGAACCAGATCATTGATGTATAAATAATAGAGTCATGACCAATATACAATTTTATAGGAGGATCCAATGACAATTGACGAAATGATTCAACGTTTTGAAAAGAATCTCAAAGAACTCGTAGATGAGATTCGTGAACTGGATGCAGGACTTGTATCTAAGAAGGAAGAATTCTTTAGATTGCAAGGTGCTATTGAAGGTTTGCGTATGGCAAAGACCGATAACGGTGGAGATCAACCTCTGAATTCAGGGCAAGAAGAACTGATCTCGCAACACGTCGAAGGTTGATAAAATGGTCCTCTACTAAATAAAGTAGAGGACTTTTTTTATGCGTATAAATGGCGCAACCAACAAGTAGAGCAGAATTAAAAGAATATTGTCTTAGAAGATTAGGCAAACCAATTCTGGAAATCAACGTCGATGATGACCAGATTGATGATCTAATTGATGATGCAATTCAAATGTTCCAAGAACGTCATTTCAATGGTGTCGAAAGGATGTTCTTGAAGCATCAGTTTACTGCTGATGATGTAACACGGTTTACTGAAAGCAACGAAACCACTACTGTAGGATCTACAGATTGGTTGGCACGAAATAATTACTTAGATATTCCACCTCAAGTACTGGGTGTTAATCAAGTTTTTGGAATCAAAGGTAGCAATATTAGAAGCAACCTCTTTGGATTAGAGTATCAATTATTTTTAAATGATCTTTATCAATTTGGATCTGTTGATATTTTAAGTTACTACATGGTTAAGTCATATCTAGAGACCTTAGATATGGTTTTAAACAATGGTAGTTTTATTCCGTTTAGATTCAATCAAAGACAAGATCGTTTGTTTATTGACACTGCTACAGATTTTGTAGATGAAGGTGCTTTTGTAATTATTGATTGTTATCGATTGCTTGACCCAACTTCATATACTCAAATTTATAATGACCAATTCTTAAAAAGATACTGCACCTCACTCATTAAAAAGCAGTGGGGTCAAAACTTAATCAAATTCCAGGGGGCACAACTTCCTGGTGGAATTACAATGAACGGTAGACAACTTTATGACGATGCTGTTGCAGAACTTGAAAAGATTGAATCGGAAATGGCATCAACATACGAACTTCCACCAATGGATATGATCGGATAAGATGGCAAAAACTACTTACTTTACACACGGTACTAGGAATGAACAAATCCTTCAGCAATCGCTGGTGGATGAGTTTATCAAAATGTTTAGTTTAGATATTCTTTATATTCCTAGAAAACTTATTGCTAAAGATAATATCTTAAATGAAGAAATTATTTCAGAATTTGATGATTCATTTTTAACATATGCCTACTTGGAAAATAATGAAGGATTCCAAGGTGCTGGTGATATCCTAACAAAATTTGGCATTAGATCAACAGATGAAATCACTCTTACATTATCTAAGCAGATGTTTGATGATTTTATTGCTGTGCAAATGACAGGAGCAGATAACATCATGGTTGGTTCTAGACCACAAGAAGGTGATCTAATATACTTCCCACTGACCTCAAATTTATTTGAAGTTAAGTTTGTAGAACATGAAGTACCTTTTTATCAATTTGGTAAGTTATTTACTTATCAATTAAAATGTGAACTTTATGAGTATGCCAACGAAACCGCTGGTAGTGATATCTTTGAAACTCAAGAAGATGATGGATTTATTGTTAAATTCTATTATGATAGGGAGACCATTAGTGGTGAACCACAACTTGGTGAAATGGTTGAAGGATCTGTTAATGGGATCAAAGCAATGGTTAACCAATGGGATCCTGATGAAGCATTTGTAGAACTGAGAGCATTTACATCATCTTCTGCATCTTCGACATATCTAGTTGGAGAAACTTTAACTGGAGAGGTTACTGGTTTCTCTATAAATATTACTAGCTTTGATGAACTTGATATGAAGGATGCATATGCAGATAACATTGAGTTTGAAAATCTAGGCGATGGAATTTTAGATTTCACTGAAGTAAACCCATTTGGAGAATTTGGAAATAGGAGTTAATTATGTTAGGAGAATTTAGTTACAATCAAATTATAAGAAAAGCAGTTATCGGGTTTGGTACGCTTTTCAATAATATTGAAATTCGTAAGTTTCATGATGATGGAACAGTATATCAAAGAATGAAAGTTCCTTTGGCATATGGTCCTCGTCAGAAATTTCTTGCTCGTTTAACGGAGCAACCTGAACTTGGAAGACCAAATGCTATTACTCTTCCTCGTCTTGCATTTGAAATGACTGGGATGAATTATGATCCAACCAGAAAGCAGAGTCCTGTTCAGTATTGTTTGACCAATGAGGACAATGAGGGTGTAAAGAAAACTTATGTTCCTGTTCCATACAATCTTGAATTTGAACTTAATATTCTTAGCAAAACTCAAGATGATTGTTTGCAAATTGTAGAACAAATTGTTCCATACTTTCAACCATCCTTTAATCTTTCAATGAGATTAGTCGATGAAGCAAACATTAGAAAAGATGTTCCCATTGTATTGAATAGTATTTTCTTTGATGATTCATATGAAGGAGATTTCTCAACCAGAAGATCTCTGGTATACACTTTAAGATTTACAATTAAAACTTATATTTACGGTCCTACATCTGATACTGGACTTATCAAAAAAGCAATTACAAAAGATTATACTACAACTGATCTGAATATTGCAAGTAGATATAGACAATATGAAGTCACTCCTAAAGCAAAAGAAGATAAGAACAGCGACAACGTTGTTGATGCACTTGATGATGCTCTTCTGGTATCTGGCGATGACTTTGGATTCAATGAAACTACATCTTATTTTGAAGACGTATGAATGATAACTACGATGGGATTGAAGATGCACTAAATGTAGAAGCAGATATTGTTCCTACAGAAGAAACCCTAAAACCAAAGAAAAGAACAGAGCGTATTATTGATATCGATAAGGATATCAAAAAAGATTACGACTATTCTAGGGGTCAACTCTATGACATCATTGAGAAGGGTCAGGAGGCGCTCTCAGGCATCTTAGACGTGGCAAATAACACAGATCACCCTAGAGCATATGAAGTCGCTGGACAGTTAGTTAAGAGCGTTTCTGACGCCACTGAGAAACTGATTGCCTTACAGCAGAAGATGCAGGATCTTGAAGAAGGTCCTAAGTCCAAGCAGAAGGTTACCAACAACAATGCTTTGTTTGTTGGATCAACTGCAGAGTTGTCCAAACTCATTAAACAAGGTCTCTTAGATAATAAATAATAATAAAACTTAGTACGATGATCCTCAAGTCAAAAGGGGTATCTGTAGATATCCAAGCAGCAGCAAATTTAGTTGGAGATGCAACTATTGTATCTGTAATTAATACTAATACTGTTCCTGTTCTTATTGTTAACAGCAACGGCAATAATCTGTGGATTGCTGCTGGAGAAAGAG